ACCAACTATCTTTGGCCCTGAAGACTTCGTGCCCCGCAAGGGCGTGATGACTCGGTACGCCAAGAAGATGGTGCGTCCCGATATGTACGGTCTCGTTATCGTGCGTGGTCTCTTAGGTGAGGCAGGTGCTACTAGCTAAACCCTAGAAGCAAAATAAAAGTTAAGCCCTCGTCGAAAGACGGGGGCTTTCTTTATGGGAGGAGCTACTTAGGGGAGGAGGGAGAAATCCTTTCGTTAATTGACCTAATTAATATTCATAGAAGGAGAAATATATTATGGGAACTAAAAGAGTAGGTTGGGCACGAATTCGTAGCCTGATTAACGAAAATCAAAATGAACTATTCCATCTCAAGCAGGGTTATAAAGTGGTGACAGCGGATACGACTTTAACGGCTGCGGATAGTGGGAAAGTTATTTTAATGGGAACTAACGGTGTGGACATTACGTTGCCCGCTGCAACTGTTGGAATGAGTTTTACAGTCATTCAAACGGGAGATTACGCCACCGCTGCTTGTACTGTCGTCGCAGGAGCCGGAGACTTTATGGCCGGTGCTGTTGCTGGACCTAGTGACGCAGCACAAAACTTGGCTGATGGCAGTACCAACCTGACAGCTACATTCGGTAGTAGTACGCTAGCAGGGGACCAAATTACCCTTGTGTCAAATGGTACTTTGTGGTTTGTATCGGGTACTGGCGCTGCCGGTGGTGCTAACGGCATTGCATTTAGTTAATAGTTAACAAATTTTTGCTATACATTATCTTCCCCTCAGTCCTCCGGACTGGGGGGATTTTTCTTTTTGAAGAAGACCAACTAATTACTATATTACACAGGAGTTCCCCATGGGAAAGAAAAGACGAGCATTAAGATATCCACAAAAGTTTGGAGCAAAACATAGTTATTTAGTAGCGCACCAGGATATCTCGGTCCCACTGACTGAAACAATAGCCGCCACACCAATTGAAACGGTGGCGCCAACTGAAGTGGAAACAATTGTAACTGAAGAGACAATCGCTCCCCCCAAGCCGAAGAAGTCGACTACTTCTAAGGCAAAGACTGCCAAGAAAACGAGCAGCAGAACACGAAAGTCTTCGAAGACCACAACCAAAAAAACCAAATAATTGATATATAACTATTAACCTTTCTAAAGAACCCGGGTTATCGCCGGCATATTGTGAATGAGATTACTATTTAGGTTGAGGGGAGATTTCATTAATGCCAACTAATCTAAATCCAATATCTGAAACAAGCGCTATTGTTTTAACTTCTACTGGAAGTGTTTCACAAGTGGCCGCCGGCTGTCCGTTTGGGATATATACGGGCTCCGCCGATTTTCTGAGCGGCGCATCGCTCCAGGTAGCTTATACCTATAAGAAGCTCGGCGGCGATGTCGTCGACATTGAGCTAACTCCATCAAACGTATATGCGGCATATGAAGAAGCTGTGTTAGAATATTCCTATATCATTAACGTTCATCAGTCCAAAAATAGTCTTTCTACTTTCTTGGGCAACCAGACGGGAACGTTTGATCACCTGGGTAGCATGAAGACGGGACCTTCTGGTACCAATTTAGCATACCCCCGCTTTACAATTGGGTACGCGCGCCGTGTAGGCGATGGTGCTGCAGCCGCCGCAGGCTTTGGCGGAACCGTCGCCCAATATTCGGCCTCGTTTCAGCCCGTCACCAAGCAACAGGATTATGATCTGCAATCCATCATTCAAAGTGCCTCTGATTCGGGGGTAGATGATGCGGGCAAAACGGTCGACTATGCCGGCAAAGTTGATAATAAGCGCATTATTATCCAACAAGTTTTTTACAAGTCTCCACGGGCAATGTGGCGCTTCTATGGGTACTATGGCGGCTTCGGAGTGGTGGGTAACATGTCGACATATGGACAGTATTCAGATGACTCCACTTTTGAAGTCATCCCGACATGGCAGAATAAATTACAAGCTATGATGTACGAAGATTCGATTGTAACACGAACTTCGAATTATGGTTATGAGATCATTAATGATAAATTAAGACTGTTTCCCACCCCTGACTCCTGGTCTGATGGATACGCTGATCGGGTATGGGTGAAGTTTATGGTAGATATCACCCCATGGGAACAGGGAACTACTAACATGGGAGTCCAGGGCGTTAACAACTTGAACACAATGCCATTTGATAATATTCCGTATGTCAACATTAATGCTATTGGTAAGCAGTGGATTAGAAAATATAGCTTAGCATTATGCAAAGAAATGTTAGGACAAATTAGGGGCAAGTTTACCACGATGCCCATCCCGGGCGAAAGTGTAACCTTGAATCACTCCGAATTATTATCTCAAGCGAAAGAAGAACAGGCGGCGCTCAAGGACAAGCTCATGGAAATCTTAGATACTATCACTTATGATGAATTAGCTAAGACAGATCAAGAACTTACTGATGCAGCATCTAATATATTGAAAGTTTCTCCACTTCCAATTTTTGTAGGATAATAAACGATGGCAGACAATGAATGGGAAAGACCAAAGAATCCACCTCCTCCGCTTTTCTTAGGAAAGAAGGAACGGAACCTTGTAAAGCAAGTTAATGATGAACTAATTGAAAAAGTCATTGGGCAGCAGATTCTTTACTATCCTGTAGACTTGGCCACCACCGATTTCCATGAAATGTATGGAGAAGCCATCGACAAAACTTATTTGCCCCCCATTCGAGTATATGCTCTGGTAGAGTTTACGGACTATTCCACTCAATATATGGATGGCTTCGGTCTTGACAAGTCATGGGAAATCTCAATTCATTTTCATCGCCGGCGCCTAACCGAAGATCAAGACCTGTATGTGCGTGAGGGTGATTTTGTGTTGTATGGCGATTATTATTATGAAATTGTTAAGCTGTCCGAGCCAACAAAGCTATTTGGACAAGTAGATCACAGTTTTGAAATTGCAGCTACCTGCAAGCGCGCCAGAAAGGGACTATTCGATGCTACCTGATAACTTTGATTTTGCCATGATTCCTACCGGAAGCACTGGAAAGGCTGACTTTACTCTTCAAGAGATTGGCATGCTGGCGTCTACTATTGAGACTATAGACTATTCACTCGTTTCCTGGGTCAAAGAAGATCTTAAATTAAGCGTCCGCACCAATGAGGGCTTTACTGCGGTGCCAGTTTTGTGGCAGGTACCCGAACGAGCCTACCAGATTAAACACAATAAAGATTTACGCGATGAGGCAGGAGCATTAAAGCTACCCCTGATTAGTATTGAACGTACAGGCATCACTAAAGATCCTGCTCGCAAGGGAGGGTATCAAGCGAATTTATATTCGACCAAACACAATGGACGCTCCGGACGATATGTTATTGCGAAGAGAATTGTGCAAGATAAGACACGGAACTTTGCTAGAGCCGCCGGCACGCGCACAAATACCGGCGGCACCAAACAACGTTATTATCCGAGAGTAAACAAGAAAGTAATTATCCAAACTCTATCAGTCCCCATCCCTGTGTATATAAATGCTGAATATAAAATTTCTCTGCGTGCAGAATACCAACAACAGATCAATACTCTCATGACTCCATTTATGGGGCGCACCGGACAGATTAATTCTTTCTTGCTCCGGCGTAATGGACATCTTTATGAAGCCTTCATCGATCAAAGCTTTGCACACAATAATGTTGTAGCATCGCTGGGCGAAGAAATGAGGATGTTTACTACCGACATCACCATTCGGGTCCTAGGGTATTTAATGGGGGAAGGGGAAGACGATGATCGACCCATTGTAACGATGGAAGAAAATGCTGTAGAGATTACTTTTCCCCGAGAAGGCACTGCTGCTCCGGGTAATCCCAACTTCTTTGGAGAGATTTGGGACGGTAGCACCCCTCCAGATGGGGGACCCCAGGGCAGTTCCTGAAGTAAAGCCCCATTTTTCTTTGGAGTTCAGGAGCTTTTTGGAATTAAAAATACTATTTAATTAATGATTGCAGTAGCATACTTTAGCAATTGTTTTAAAAGGAATCACAAGCATGTCAGTCAAGAATTTTAAATTTGTATCTCCGGGAGTATTTATCAACGAAATTGATAATTCTTTCATTCCCAAAAGCGCCGATGCAATCGGCCCTGTAGTAATTGGTCGAGCCCGCCGCGGCTTGGCGATGACTCCGGTGAAGGTACAGTCTTATTCCGAATTTGTTCAGATCTTCGGAGATACCGTCCCCGGTAATGGAGGTGGCGACATCTCTCG